GATGATTTTGGTTTCACATTTGCTGATTCCAACGAAATACAAGCACAAACTCAAGACAAAGTCGAAGGTTTGAAGAACATGATTATGCCTCTATTGAACAACCTAATGAAGAATCCTGAAAAGGATACTATCGTTTGGCCAAATAGAGACAAAACGATCAAAGCTTTCATTAAGAAAATGGATGAATATATTAAGAGTTGACGTTAATACAAACTCAAGGTATAATAAATTATGTTGAAAGATTGGTTTTTTTATAGAAATCCACATGAAGAAGGAAAATATATGTCGCTGAAAGATAAACTCATTAAGAATAGCACGATTGATTACACGTCTACACTTACCGATAGTAAAATCTACACTAAGAAGGATGTTATTCCTACTCCTGTTCCTGTCATCAACGTTGCGTTGTCGGGTTCGGTTGATGGTGGGTTGACTCCTGGTCTCACTATGTTGGCTGGTCCTTCAAAGCATTTCAAAACTGGTTTTGCTTTGCTTATGGCTGCAGCTTTCTTAAAGAAGTATAAAGATGGTATTATTCTGTTTTACGATTCTGAGTTTGGTACTCCTCAGTCTTATTTTAAAGCGTTTGGTATTCCTTTTGATTCTGTTATCCATACACCTATTATGGACGTCGAGCAGCTGAAGTTCGATATTATGCAGCAGTTCAAGGGTATTGAACGTGAAGATCATGTTCTTGTTATCATTGACTCTATCGGCAATCTTGCTTCAAAGAAAGAAGTCGATGATGCACTTGACGGCAAGTCAGTGGCTGATATGACTCGTGCTAAGCAGCTGAAGTCATTGTTCCGTATGATCACGCCTCATCTTTCGTTGAAGGATATCCCGTTGGTGGCGGTTAATCATACCTATGAAGATATGGGTATGTACCCTAAGCAAATCGTCGGCGGCGGCACTGGTGCTTACTATGGTGCTGATAACATCTGGATTCTTGGTCGTCAGCAAGATAAGGTTGATAATGAAATTGCTGGTTACCATTTCATCATCAATATCGAAAAGTCTCGTTATGTTAAAGAAAAGAGCCGCATCCCTATCACCGTTTCATACGATGGTGGCATCAATCGCTGGTCAGGCTTGCTTGATGTAGCTATGGAGGGTGGATATATCGTCAAGCCGAAGGTTGGTTGGTATGCCACCGTTGATCGCACAACAGGTGAAGTCAAGCAGCCTAGTATGAGAGCTAACGATTTCGTATTCAATAAAGAATTTTGGATGAAGATGTTTAGCGAAACCGATTTTGCGAAGTATTTGGAAAACAAGTACAAAGTGTCTCATGGTGCTATTATGGAGAATGAAGATGACGTCGTGGAAGCCAATATCTGAACACTACAGCGAAGATAAAAATAAGAAAGCTATCGTTAATGTAGACCTAAAAGCCTGTTACTATTTTATCGACTTTTATCTTGAAGGGTTATACGTTAACTCAGTTTCTTATCCAGAAAAGAGCATCCATTATGTTGAGGATGCAGCTGAAAACTATGTCCTAGGGATATTGAATGTCAATTGAAAGAGTTATATTTAATAATTTGGTGTTTAACGAAGAATATGGTAGGAAAGTTCTGCCATTTTTGAACGACAATTACTTCTCAGATTATTCTGAGAAGGTTGTCTTTGAAGTAATTAATGAATATTTCCTAAAGTATAATGCTCCACCTTCTATGGAGTCTTTGGCTATTGATTTGTCTAATAAGTCTCTAAACGAGCAGACATTCAAAGTTTGTAAGGAGATTTTAAGTGATATTAAACAAGAAGAAACAGACCTTGGTTGGCTCGTCGATCAGACGGAAAAGTTCTGTCAAGAAAAGGCTGTCTACAATGCGATCATGTCATCCATCCAAATATTGGATGACCGTACTGGTAAAACCTCAAAAGGGGCAATACCGCAGATCCTCTCGGATGCGCTCGCCGTATCGTTTGATACTAACATCGGGCATGATTTCCTTGAGGACTCGGATGGTCGCTATGAGTTCTATCATCAGAAAGAAGTTAAAATCCCCTTTGACTTGGAATACTTCAACAAGATCACAAAGGGTGGGTTGCCTAAAAAGACGCTGAATATAGCACTTGCTGGTACTGGCGTAGGTAAGTCTTTGTTTATGTGTCATTGTGCAGCATCAAACCTGACTGAAGGTAAAAACGTCCTTTATATTACACTTGAAATGGCTGAAGAGCGTATTGCTGAACGTATTGATGCTAACTTGCTTGACTGTAATCTTGACGACCTTAAAGTTCTTCCTAAAGAAATATACGATAAGAAAATCGCCAAGGTCAAGCGTAAAACAGACGGTAAACTTATCATTAAAGAGTATCCGACTGCCTGTGCTGGTTCAGCTAACTTTCGTCATTTGCTCAATGAGCTAAAGCTTAAGAAAAAGTTCTATCCCGATATTATCTATATCGATTACCTTAACATTTGTATGTCTTCGAGGATTAAAAATGGAGCCAACGTCAATAGTTATACCCTTATCAAAGCAATCGCAGAAGAGCTACGAGGGCTGGCAGTTGAATTCAATGTTCCTATCGTCTCTGCGACTCAAACGACTAGAAGCGGATATTCGAGCAGCGACGTGGGATTGGAAGATACATCAGAATCCTTCGGACTCCCAGCAACAGCTGATTTTATGTTTGCGCTCATCAAACAGTCCGATGAAATGGCAGACCTCAATCAAATTATGGTTAAGCAGCTTAAGAATCGATATGGTGATATTGGGTTCAATTCTAAGTTTGTTATTGGTGTGGATCGCAGCAAGATGCGGCTATACGATGTAGAGCCTGAAGCTCAAAATGATTTGCTTGGTGGTCCTGTAATGGATAATACAAAGTTTGGTAATGAAGATTACGAACGTTCTTTGCCAAAGAAGAAGTTTAATAAATCTGCTTTTGAGGGGTTTAAGTAATGATATACGTTCTCATAGTCGTTTCATATTTTGCTGGTAATGGGGGTAATGGTCAAACTGTTAATTTTCAAGAATTTAATAATCATGAAGCATGTTTATATGCACAAAAGGTTATTGAAGAAAAAAAGCATGGCAGAAATGTGTGGGATCAATATAAATTGAGTTGTGTACCGAAAGGAAGGTTATGAAAGTTTATTGTACAGGTAATCGAAGAGGTATTGGCAAGGCAACATGCGATCTGTTTGAATTGAGTGGTCATGAAACTATCGGTTTGAATCGACCTGATTGTGATTTGAGCGTTAGCATCGATCCATTCGTCAAGGATGATTTCGATGTTTATATCAACAACGCACATTGCGATTGGAAACAGGTAGATTTGCTATACGCTCTTTGGGAAAAGAATAAGGATCGTGAATGCATTATCTTTAATATCAGTAGCGGTCTTGCTGATGTTACGCACAATAAGGTTTTCAGGTATCCCATTTATAAGAAGGCTCTTGATGATGCATCTTTTCAGTTGCAGAACATTCCTTCGCTTTGTCGTGTAGTTGTTATCAAGCCTGGACTTATTGACACGGGTCGAGTGCCTATTAATGGTAGACCTACACTGCCTGTCGAGTTCACAGCTCAAACGATGTATGATATTGCTACTGCTCCTAGCAACATTTATTACAGGCTGGTGACTACAAAGCCACGTCAGGCTTAAAATATCGCTTTTCTTTAATTAAAAAATAGGCTATACTTATATTGTAGCTCAAACTTAGAGGTGTCCAATTGGCTAGCAAGATGAATTACAAGCTGGTAGCAAGTGCTGATAAGAGTAATTATGATGTGTTCGAAACGGCTACTGAACAGGTGATCGGTTCTTTCGCTGACCAGAAAGATGCTAGGTATTTTATGCGTCAACTAAATTTAGGTGGCGGTTTTGATGGTTGGACACCCTCTTTTTTCTTAAAGAGTTTAAAACTTATATAAATAAAAATAGCAAAAGTATGTATACGCTCAAAGCGTAAGAGGCACGAGACTGTAAAGGGTCATAGGAATAGTTGAGAGTATTCGGTGGGGTTCCGCTCAACCATGTTTTTGCATTGAATTGGGCGAGTCCGAAAGGGCTCGCCTTTATCTTTTATAAATATTAAAAACCCATGAGGAATGAGAATGTTTTCTTTCAAAGAGTTCGTTGTTGAAGAAAGAAAAGACCCAGAGTCTAAAACTCTGCACGCATTTGATATGGATGAAACTCTTTTTGCTCACGACCATCATATACTAAGAGTGCACGTTAAAGACCAACATGGTCGCAGAGTTCGCACTTTATCTAATCAAGAATTTAATACACATCAGCTTCCTCCTGGTCACAACTACGATTTCGGAGAGTTTAAGAGCTCGGATGTTTTCACTAAATCAGCTAAACCTATTCGCCAAATGATTGCCAAGTTGAAGGCTATTCATAAGAATAATAAGAATGTAGAAATTCTCACTGCTCGTTCAGACCTTGATGATAAAGATAGATTTGCCCATCATATGAAAAAGTATGGCATTGATATCGATAAGATTCATGTTCGTAGAGCTGGCAACATCGGTGAAAAGAAACCAGCAGAAGCTAAGAAACAGGTCATGCACGACTTGATCACACAGCATGGCTATAAGAAAGTTCATCTTTACGATGATTCTCATGACAATTTGGAAAAGTTTCTTTCGCTAAAGTCTAAACATAAAGAGGTAGAGTTTCATGCTCACCACGTTCAACATAACCCTGAAACTGGCGAAGTTAAACTCACAACTACCTCTGAAATTCCAAAAGAAAAGAAGCCAGAGGCGAAGAAATAATGGATAATTTTAAAACTTTTCTATTAGAAAGAGAAACTGTTAAGAATAAAAAGGCGAAGGTGTTTGCTGATATTGGTGGTGTTAAAACCACTATGAATTCTAAAATAGGTTCCAATAAAGGCGAAGACCATTTTCGCAAATATATGCAACCAAGTCATTTAGAAAAAAACGATTATAGGTTTGTCGGTAATCACTCACATATTCCTTCTGGTTCTTCAGTCAAACTGAGAGACGTTTTCGAACGTGATGGTCATAGATTTGCGCACGT